GAGATAATACAGGGAACCTATCCACCCCTCGTGGTCGGAGGTCGAGCCAGTTGTTTCTTGAAACTACTGGCTCAGCCTCCGAGGAGTGGATTCTCGTCCTGGTTTTACCAGGCGGCCGAGATCGACCACCGAGGTGAATTATTATTCCGTCTCGGTGGCCGTCCTTCCCGGCCGGCGCGGAGGTGGGTGTCCGCGCAGAGAATAGGATCGAACAGACTTTGGCTGTTCCCTAGCATTTGGGCACAGTTTTATGGACTTATCCGGGTCCAAATTAACGAAGTCAGGCTGCCAATGCGGCTGCAGCTCCAGTGAGGAGCGACGAGCCGATTGGGCCAAGCGAGCCACCGATGGTGGAGATCGCGGCCTTGCCTAGATCCGCCACGAAAGAACTCCCCAAGTCGACCATGGCAGAAGAGATTTTCCTCTTGCTGACCTTCTTGTTCGACACGTCATCAAACATTGACGTTGGGGCCTTCTGGAGTGCCGCAATCACATTTGGACCCGCCATGGGTGCCATATGTGTGTGCGACTTCCCTCGGGCACCGGACCCGATGGCCTCGTAATGCAAGTACCACTCCCATTGGAATGGTAGGAGGCCTTCGCCCTGTCCCAACCCTTGAACCTGAATCAGGATCACGATTGGGTTGGTATAGTTGGCGTATGGCTTTGCATACGGGTCAGTCGAGTACGCGGACTCCGAGGGGAGGACGGGTTGCCACGTGACAACCGTCCACTCCCGATTGAAGTTCTGTGGCTTCACCTTGTCGAAACCTTCGAGATCTTGCACGGTGAGGTTCCCACAGTCAAGATGACTGGGCTCCTCGAATGCGTAGATCGTTCCGTTCATGTCGATCTGCTTGCCGGTGTACCGGACACGCAGACCGCATCCCACGACGCGTCCTTGGACGCGAAGGGAGGTGAAGTCGGAATTGGACAGTTCACTATTGCTGTACCTTTGAACAGCGGTGGTGGGATCTGTCCCGGCAAGTGTGTTACCAGTCCCCATGCCGTTCGTGTATAGCACGCACGGACTGTCATGTGTGAGGCTGGTAGTGGCCATGATACCACCGAAACCGTTGGCCTGGATCAATCCAGTCCCACGTGCGAAGATCTTCCGCTTGGCGGAGTCTAGACACGGGAGGACAGGGAGACAGGCCCCTTCGGGGGTGTCAAACGGATCCATGACCGTCTCGGCATAGTGCTGTGCACACAGCCGTTCGGCGGGATTCATCATAATGGATGAAGGGGGCTTCGCCGCCCGCTTCGTTGTAGCCCTGCGTCTTGGGCGGGCTATCTCAGTC